GTAATATTAATTTCGTATCACCTAACTGGAGACCTGTTGACTGTATCAGTTACATGACTGATAAGGTAGTTAGAAAGGAACCTAAAGGTGGAACAGGTGGTAAGAAGATATCTCAGTCAGGGTTTTTCTTCTATGAAAATAAATTTGGATTTAATTTCCATAGTATTGATCACCTCTGTGAACAGGACAGTATAGAGACCTTCACTTATATGCAGGCTAACGTAGAAGGTAAGAGTCGTGGTGATAATGCTTATCGTATTGAGAGTATTGTGTATCCAGAGAGAATGAATCATTTGGATAAAATGAGATCAGGATTATATAAGACTATTAGTTATGGTCTTGTCGTTCCTGCTCTTTCTGAGAGTGCTATACCTAATACATCTGCTACTAGCAGTGGTCTATTTGATAGATTAGGTGAGATATACAATAATACTAAAGAGATTGTTGGGGATGCTATTACTGCAGTAAATGAAGGAGAGTTCTCAGATTACCTAGCAGATGCACGAACACAGATTAATTTCTTTAACTCAGGTGGAGAAGCAGATCGTTCATTCAGTATGGATGTTAATGCCAATCTTCTGAACTGGAAGAATACCAATCAACAAATCAATACTGCAGAGAATCAGACAAAACCAGGAGGAACCAAGTTACCACCAGCTATTACTTTCTTTGGTAAAGTTTTTACCATGGCATCTACCTTAGAGAAGGGATTCCCTTATGATCAGGATAAGATGAACAAATATGAAGGGGATCATCCTACTAGGATCAAGGTTAAAGTTCTTCCAAAATACACACAACAGACGGCTGGACAAACTAATAATGGTGCTGATAATGCACCAGAGGATATACTGGCAGTTATGAATTATGCAGCTGCTAGAGTAGCATTAATGAATACATTATCATTAACTATTACCGTGCCAGGTAATACTGCATTGTACGCAGGAGCAGTTATTACATGTGTTATACCTTCATCTAAACAGACTGAGGGTACTAATACAGTCGAGGGAGATGAGAAATATAGTGGTAAGTACCTCATAAAAGGACTAAAACATAGTTATAATAAAGAGGGAATGCAGACACAACTGGTATTATGTCGGGATTCAGTACCCGAATAGCGATTTTTGTGCTATAATTTACCTAAATAGTAGTGTACTATATAAGGTACGAATTATGCATACAATAGAAGAACACATCATTAAGGATAAACAAATTCTTGATGATCCTCTTACTAACCCTGCAGCTCGTAGGCACATCAAAGAGGAACTACATGATCTAGAAGAATATGTAGAGCATCATAGAAGTGAGATCGAAGCAGGAGATCACCATGATCCCAACTGTCTAGAACTATTCTGTGATCAACACCCTGACGAACCTGAGTGCTTAGTTTACGACGACTAACAATTAAAAAATGATTGGTGACTATATTGATATTGACGCTCCCTACTCCTTTATAGGGGGCGGGTTGATGGAACCTGAAATTATTGATGGATTGTGGGACTTCTGGAATGATCCTGCGATGGAAACGTTGTTTGATAAAACACCAGGTCATTGTGGTGGTATGGGAGAGCAAATCAATAAGGAGGTCAAAGACTCCATTGATATGACTATACCCCGATATATCAAGGATAAAAGAATTTGTTCTTACATAGACGGTCTAGCAGAGATTACGAGAGAATATGTAAACTACTGGCCAATGCTTAGAACTATCCATTGGGATCTCCAAAGTGATTTTAATATCCAGTGGTATCCTAAAGGTGGAGGATTTAAACAGATGCATTGTGAGAGAAACAATGCAGACATAGAATCGGTTACTCGTGTTATGGCATGGATGACCTATCTCAATGATGTAGAAGAAGGTGGAGAAACATTATTTGATGTACAACAAGCAAAGGTAAAACCCAAGAAGGGTTTGACATTGATCTGGCCAAGTGACTGGACACATTTTCATAAGGGATGCCCTGCACCTAATGAAGAAAAGATGATTATTACAGGATGGTATAACCTTGTTCGATGAATTAATTATTGGTCATTATGAGAATAAGAAACAAGCATACTCAAACCCTACTAAGTGGCCATGGGTAAACATTCTCTACACC